CTTCTAAACCGTAGCTGCTACTAAGTTTTTCCAGATCACTAACTACCTGAGATGGAAAATTAACATGTACTGACTCAGTCATATTTAATTGTTTATTATTCTCGAAGAATATCCGTTGTTATTATACTTTGAAATCTTAAGGTTTATTGGTTTGATTTGTTTTTCAAACTTAGGTGTGTATAAATGCCTGTTGCAAGCCATGATAGCTAAACCACTACTTATAGAAGCATCATGTTTGGTTCTTTTGTTTATATCAAATTTAGACCAGTCGTTTAGAGTTTCGTTAAAATACATAGTGCCATAGTTGCCATCACCTAGATGTCCTACAAAATTATTTATATACATCTCTATAGCAGCCGCGTGAGCTTGTTTAATATCCTCACTAGAGTTTGGTATACCACCTATTTCTTTTTCTGTTACAGATAGTTTGTTCCAAACTTTATCTGGCCTATTCATACTAAAACCTCTATATCCTCTTCGTTTAAAATGATACAGTAGTCTTGGTTTATTATTCTCCGCGAGTATTGGCATACCGTAAAATACGCAAGCCATTAGTATATCTTCAAAGAATATTTCAGCGGTTTGTGGTCTAGCTATATATTCTAAAAAAAACGAACTAGGTGGAGCATCTTCCATGCTAAACTTAGTTAATCCATGAAGAGATCCGTTGGATCCTCGACCATCAACAGTACCACTAATATCATAGCTATCGCAGCCAAAAGCACCAATGTGTTCATTTCCTGGATATTTTACTCCGTTTTTTATTAACACTTTGTTTTGAAGCCTAACAGGCGGCACCCAACTTACTTTAAATCTACCGTTTAGATCTGGATTAAAAACAACTTGAGTATCTTTAATACCATTAACCCAACTAAAACTTCCAGTAGTTACATGGGTGTTATGCCTGCTTCCTTCATTATAGTCTATTTGCTCGTATATCTTAATAAGATTAAACAAGCTATTTTTTGTTTCATCTCTAAACGCGTGTTCAGTAGTTCTTGGGAACTGTCTGTAAAACTCGTTTAATGCATCTTGATCATCTTTTAATCCTTCAGCTTCGTTCTCCCAGTGATCTATTACACCGTAATCTATTAATTGATTATCGGGTCCGAATACATCATGATCTGGGTTATTAAATACAGGTTGTCCGTATTGGTCAATAAATCCCTCATAGTTCCATTCCATTGGGATAAACAAAGAATATAAACCAGACTTTGTTTGTCCATTACGATTTCGCTTTGTAACGTCTGAATCATTGTACAGTTTTTTAAAGTTATCTCCACCTTTATCTAACGCGTTACTAGTTGAACCCATCATGCATTTACCAACTATACGAGCACCTAGCCTTAAACAAGTTTTAGTTACTCGCCAGTTGTTTAGAATATTATCAGGTCTTTCCCACTTACCACTTTCATCGTGAACTAGCAAATTAAGTTTTTCACCGTCATAGCTGTTATCACCTGTGTTTTTCCAATCAATAGTAGTGTCAAGTCCAACCAGCTCCTCTTGCTTTTCGTTTGTCGTAATTTTTCTACGTGTGAACTTACTTGCAGGAACCCTATAAGCAAGCTCACTTTTAGGTCTGTCCATACCGTCTTGTATCGGTTTGAAGAAAAACGGGTAGTTGACAGATATTGGTACAACTTTGTCGGTAAACATTTTTTTAGCATCAGCACCACTTTTAGATAATATTCCATATCTACTATCACTTGAAATAGTAGCTAAGTTAACTGTTTCGGCAGAAGACATGAAAGAAAAACCACTACGTCTGTTTTTAAGGTAACACATACCGTAACATCTTCTATCAGCTTTGCAAGCTTCCCAGAATATAAAAAATATTCTATTTGCTTCTCTAAAATCAGGTGCACCAACATCTATTTTACTCCATTGTAAATACATATAGTGAGTACCTGTTATATAGGTTTTTTCACCATTGTTCATAAACCAAAAGCCTTCGTCTCTACGTTTAAACTCTTCGTCTATGTAATCATACCACTGATCTTTGGATTCTTCTGGATAGTTTCTCCAGTCAAATATATTTTTAAGTTTAGATAGTTCTTTAGGATACTCTATTTTTTCCCACTTGTCTTTTTCATTGGAGTGCACTTGCACTGGTTCCAACGGCAAAGCAATTCGCAACCCTTGGATTTCAAGTATCTTCCCAATTCTACCAGTTTTTGATATAACAACGAGATCGTGTTCTTTATTGTATCCATATTTCCACTTTTTTGTTTTATTTAATCGTTTAATAGTATTGACCTTTACAGGTTCAACTATTTTTACTAATTGTTGTTCGTAACTCATCTTGATCTACCTTCTGCAAATCCTTTAAATACTCTTTCTTTTTTTTCTTGAGGATCTTTGCCCTCCAAAATGTTTTCTTCTTCTTGGATTCTGTTAAGTATTTCAAATGCATCAAATATAGCTAGTTTTTTAGTAGCTGCGGCATTTTTTAATCTATCAGCAGAAACATCATCATCAGTATTAGTAATGATTTTTTCTTTAGCTACATTAATTAGCTCTTCAAC